TTGAATCAAATTAAGGTTCTATCATTTAAAGATAAAGATGATTGGATCCTTGAGTCCAAATACAACATCGGTCGTAAAAAGACTGAAGTGTAGTAAACTAATCTTAAAAAGTGTGGTAAATACTACCGCACTTTTTTAATGTTCTCTTATAATTAGTAGTGTAGAAGGCGAGGGACCTAGGTCCCCCTTTTACGCCAACGGTTGCCTTCGGGGACCACACAAAAACACTCGCTAACTATAGGAGTTACTCATGAACAAGTACGCTTGGGATATATATTCCCCTCACTTTGTAGGGCTCGATGATATTTTTCATCGACTAGATAGTATGTCAAATCATAATACTAACTACCCCCCTTACAATCTAATCAAGCATGACAACAGCAAATTCACCATTGAAATTGCTCTGGCAGGATTTAAACCAGAGGAGATTGAAGTCTCTACAGAATCAAACATTCTCAAAGTTGCCACTAAAAATGCGGCAAGAGATCCTGAAGTTGAATACCTCCACCGTGGAGTATCGAAACGATCATTTGTCAATACGTGGCAACTCTCGGACGACGTTAAAGTCGGTGATGTAAGCTTTGAGGATGGACTACTGGTAGTTCAGTTAAACAAATATATTCCAGAACACCAGCGTAGAATTGTTTATGATATCTCTGGAACAAAAGAATTACTACTCGAATAAATAATTTCATATCGTCGCCGCACGGGGGTAACTGGCAAAATCCAGTTGACACCCCCATTTTTTTGTGGTAAAATTACGTCGTTCACTATTTTTCCGTTATGGCAAACGCTATTGTAGTCCTCCAATCTACTGGAGACAAGATCATTTGTGATCTCCAGGAAGTTCGGGAGGAAAACAAAGAAGATGGCAAGCCCGTGTGTCTTGTCATGATCCGTCCTTACACCCTCGGCATCGAGAAGTCAGAAGAACCTGGTCCTAATGGACAGGATGTTCAGGTCCGCTTTAACAAGTGGCTGCCTTACTCTGGAGACACACAATTCAAGATTCCTTTCGCTGCTGTTCTCGCTGTGGGTTCTGTTGACCCTGGTCTGGAGCAAGCATATGTACAGACCGTTGCCCAAGCAGTCGCTATGGAAGAGGCACAGGTTGAAGCAGCTGCTGCAGTTGCTGCAGAGACTGGTTTCGTTCCTTCCGAGGAGGTGACTGATGCTGAAACTGCTTCGGTTTGAGAGTCGCTGGTTGATCAGCGAAGTTGAAGAGATCCCTGGTGTTGAGTTCGGGGATCCCGATTGTGTGCTAAAATACCCCTATGAGGTGACGGAGGACGGTCTCACGTCCTTCCCACCTTTCTCCGATGAACGTGAGTTGGCGGTCAGATCTTCAGACATCACTTTGATTGCTGAACCTGATGGCAAAACCGCATCGCTTTATTACGAAATGAAATCTGAATGAAGTTTTACACCAGTGTGCAGCAGACGGGTAACACGATCCTAGTTCGTGGTTACGATCACGGACTACCCTTTGAAGATCGTGTCAAGTTCAACCCTACACTGTACCTCCCCTCCCAAAAACAAGAGGAGTGGAGAACTTTGGATAACAAGTGTGTTCGCCCCGTCAAACAGGGCACTATCAGGGACGCTAAACAGTTCATCGAGACTCATAAAGAGCTCCCTGACTTCGAGATCTGTGGTCAGACTCGCTTCCTCAATCAGTATATCTTTGAGGAGTATCCTGATGAGGATATGAAGTGGGACATGAACAAGATCCGAGTCTACACCCTTGATATTGAGACTGGTGCTGAAAATGGTTTCCCAGACATTGAGTCTGCTGACCAAGAAATTCTACTCATTAGTATTAAAGACTCCACAACTGGCAAGATTACTGTATACGGTTCACGTCCCTTTGTAAGCACAGAGAAGGACGTGAACTACATGCACTTCCAGACCGAAGAAGGTCTGCTGAAGGCATTCCTGCATGACTGGCAGGCAAACTGTCCCGATGTTATTACGGGATGGAACGTACAGTTGTTCGATATGCCCTATATTGTAGGTCGCATTGAGCGTATCCTAGGTGCAGGATCTGCAAAGATCTTGTCGCCTTGGAAGAACATCTATCCACGCAAGATCTTTATCAAAGGCAGGGAACAACTTGCCTATGATATCACTGGTGTAGCAACACTAGACTATCTTGAGTTGTATCGTAAGTTCACCTACACCAACCAAGAGTCATATCGTCTGGACCACATTGCATTTGTGGAACTAGGACAGAAGAAACTAGACCACAGTGAGCACGACACCTTCAAAGAGTTCTACACAAAGGATTGGCAGAAGTTTGTAGAGTACAACATCATTGACGTTCGCCTGGTTGACAGGTTGGATGACAAGATGAAACTCCTAGAACTTGCTATCACCATGGCATATGATGCCAAAGTAAACTTTGAGGATGTGTACTCACAGGTACGAATGTGGGACAACATCATCTATGTCTATCTTGCTCGTCAAAACATTGCGATTCCCCCTAAACATGTCAACACAAAGAGTGACAAGTATGCTGGTGCCTACGTTAAGGAACCTATTCCAGGGATTTATGACTGGGTGGTCTCTTTTGACCTCAACTCCCTATACCCTCACCTCATTATGCAGTACAACCTCTCGCCAGAGACGCTGCTACCCCGTCGTCACCCGTCTGCAAACGTCGATAGACTACTTGCCCAAGAGGTAGACACGAGCGCCTTGGAGGGGGTCACACTGTGTGCTAACGGCACCTATTACACCACCAAAAAGCAGGGATTCCTTCCCAAACTGATGGAGAAGATCTATCAAGAACGAACCATCTACAAGAAGAGGATGCTCGCTGCCAAGCAGCAGTATGAGAAGACTCCCACAGTTGAACTACAGAAGGAAATCTCTCGCTGTAACAACATCCAGATGGCAAGGAAGATCCAGTTGAACAGTGCTTATGGTGCTATCGGCAATGAACACTTCCGTTACTATCGTCTGGAGATTGCAGAAGCAATCACACTATCAGGTCAGTTGTCTATCCGTTGGATTAGTGACAAGACCAATGCATACTTGAACAATATTCTGAAGACAAATGACATTGATTACGTTATTGCTTGCGACACCGATTCTATGTACCTTAACCTGGGTCCTTTGGTGCAAAAGGTATTCGAGGGACGAGAGGCAGATGATGAAGTCATTGTTGGGTTCCTTAACAAGGTGTGTGAGGTGGAATTTGAGAAGTTTATTGAAAGTTCTTACCAAGAGCTCGCCACTTATGTTCGGGCATACTCGCAGAAGATGAAGATGAAGCGGGAGAACATCGCTTCTAAAGGCATTTGGACTGCCAAGAAGCGATATATCCTCAACGTCTGGGACAGTGAGGGTGTTCGTTACTCTGAACCCAAGATGAAGATCTGTGGTATGGAGACGGCACGTTCATCTACTCCTGCATACTTCCGAGACAAACTTCTCAAGGCATACACCATCATTATCAACGGCACTAACGATGATGTCATTGATTTTATTGAACAGGTCAGGCAAGAGACAAAGAAACAAGACTACCAGGACATTGCATTCCCTCGTGGTTGTAATAATCTGAAGAAGTACAGCAACAGAACTGACATCTATGACAAGGGGACACCTATTCATGTGCGTGGTGCCCTGCTTTATAACTGGTATCTAAAGAAGCACAAAGTTGAGCATAAACATGCCAGCATTCAGGAGGGTGAGAAGGTTAAGTTCTTGTACTTGAGACTTCCAAACCCCATCATGGAAAACACTATCTCTTTCATGGGTAGGATCCCTACCGAGTTCCAGATCGAGAAGTACATCGACCACAAAATGCAGTTCGAGAAGTCGTTTTACGAACCACTCAAGAATGTGCTACAATGCATCGGTTGGAACTCCGAGCGAACGACCTCCCTACTATCACTCTTTTAATTATGGACTTCTTATCTTCTATCCTGAAGGACACCAAGAATGAATTTGCCTCTCGTGCATCTGACGGCATTGCTGCTGGTGACGTTGAAACTTTTGTTGATACTGGTAGTTATATCTTTAATGCCCTTGTTAGTGGTTCGATCTTTGGAGGTATTCCTTCCAACAAAATCACTGCCTTGGCAGGAGAATCAGGCACTGGAAAGACTTTCTTTTGTCTTTCTGTCGTTCGCTCTTTCCTTGATACTAATCCTAACGCTGGCGTCATTTATTTTGAAACCGAGTCTGCCATTAGCAGGAACATGATCGAGAGTCGTGGCATCGATTCCAAGCGTCTGATCATCATGCCTGTCAATACCATTGAAGAGTTCCGAACCCAAGCAGTTCGGATCGTGGACAAATATATGGAAACGCCCAAAGACGATCGCGTTCCCATGATGTTTGTGTTAGACTCTCTTGGTATGCTAGCCACCAACAAAGAAGTGCAGGATGCCACGGACGACAAGCAAGTTCGTGACATGACAAAATCTCAATTGATTAAGTCTTGCTTCAGAATCCTGACACTCAAGCTTGGCATGGCTAATATACCAATGTTAGTTACCAATCATACCTATGATGTCATCGGCGCTTACGTTCCTACAAAGGAAATGGGAGGAGGAAGTGGTCTCAAATATTCCGCCTCTACAATCGTTTATCTCGGAAAGAAAAAGGAAAAAGATGGAACGGTACTCATCGGAAACATTATCAAATGCGAGGCTAAAAAGTCTCGTCTGACCCGAGAAGGTTCCAAGATTGAAACAAGACTGTTCTTTGATGAACGTGGTCTGGAACAACACTATGGATTGCTTGAGCTCGGTGAGGCAGCAGGTCTGTGGAAGAATGTTGCTGGTCGATATGAAATCGACGGCAAGAAAGTCTATGCCAAACAGATCCTGAAAGATCCCGAGCACTATTTCACACCCGAAGTTCTTGCCCAACTAGATAAACAGGCACAGAAGACATTCTTGTACGGAGCAGAAGATGACGGAGAAGCTTGAACTCTCAATTTTGAGGAACCTGCTTTGCAATGAGGAGTATTTTCGGAAGGTAGTCCCCTTCATCAAGGGGGAATACTTTCAAGAATTATCAGAGCGAGTCCTCTTTGAAGAGATTCAAGATTTCTCTAACAAGTATGATAAGTATCCGACTAAAGAAGTCTTAATTATCAACCTGAACCAACGTAATGACCTTACTGAAGAAACTCATACGCAGTGTGTCTCGTCTCTTGGCGAGATGTCTGAAGATTATATTGAGACCAAGTGGTTGGTTGACACGACGGAGAAGTGGTGTCAAGAAAGGGCAGTCTATAACGCCCTACTTGAGTCTATCAAAATCGCAGAGGGAGGAGGTGATAAGGAAGTATCAAAGGATGCGATCCCCTCAATTCTACAGAACGCTCTCGCAGTATCGTTCGACGAACACATCGGACACGACTACATCGAGCAAGTAACTGATCGATATGATTACTACCACCTAGAAGAGAACAAGATTCCATTTGACATTGAGAAACTAAATGTCATTACCAAAGGTGGTCTGCCTAACAAGTCACTGAACATTGCACTCGCTGGCACAGGCGTAGGTAAGTCTTTGTTCATGTGTCACATGGCAGCATCATGTTTATCCATTGGATTCAACGTGCTGTACATCACACTGGAGATGGCAGAAGAGAAGATCGCTGAACGTATTGACGCCAACCTGTTGAACGTCAATATCAAGGACATTGCCACCATGCCTCAAACAATCTTTGAGAATCGAGTCAATGAAATTGGTAGAAAGTCTCAAGGTAAGTTGATTATCAAGGAGTATCCTACTGCATCAGCACACTCTGGTCACTTCAAATCATTGTTGAGTGATCTTGCTCTCAAGAAAGACTTCAGACCACAAATTATCTTCATCGACTACCTCAACATCTGTGCTTCGTCACGATACAAAGGTCACATTGTCAACAGTTACACGTATGTTAAAGCGATTGCAGAAGAGCTTCGTGGTCTTGCTGTCGAGCATGATCTACCTATTGTATCTGCTACTCAAACTACTCGTTCTGGTTTCGGTAACAGTGATGTCGATCTCACTGATACCAGTGAGTCTTTTGGTCTACCTGCTACTGCCGACCTTATGCTTGCTCTCATTTCTACTGAAGAACTTGAAAAATCGGGTCGTATCATTGTTAAACAACTCAAGAACCGATACAACGATCTCACCTACTATCGCCGCTTCACCGTGGGGATTGACAGGTCGAAGATGAAGTTGTATAATGTCGATGATGCTGATGGAGACATCACCTCCGACGCTCCTGAAGAGGAGACCTTTGACCGCCTAGAGGACATCTCCGACAGGCAATCCAGACTAGACAAATTTTCTCAATTCGTAATCTAACATGACAATCAATTTCTCACGCTATGAAAAGTTTGTATCGGGTGTTACGTCCGATGCTTCAACAAATTTCGTTGACTTTGCTGACCGCATTGTTGAACTTGATAGAAAGTTGGAAAAAATTTCGTGACAACAAAGGTTACGCAGCTGCTGTGTTAATGGATCTTTCTAAAGCTTTTGACACGATAAATCATGAGCTTCTAGTTGCAAAAT